TTGGAACAATTAATTTTGCGGGATACGATGGCACCGATTACACCTCATTTGCAGCACTCATTCGCTGCGAGGTAGACGGCACCCCCGGCGCAGATGACATGCCGGGCAGACTAGTGTTCTCCACTACGGCAGACGGCGCGGCTAGTCCTACGGAGCGGATGAGGATTACAAACACTGGTGCGGTGCTGATAAATACAACAACCACAGCAACCAACGCACTGTTCGAAGTTTCGTCTAACGGAACCAAAAAATCATTCCAGGTCTACAACAACGACAACGTTCAGTTGTATTCGCTCGGCACTGGCACCGTCTATTCAAATGGCGGTGTCCTGACCAACACCAACCCGTCTGACGAACGACTGAAAGACAGCATTGAAACTCTTGGTTGGGGTCTTGAGGAGGTAATGGCACTTCGCCCGGTGTCGTTTGATTGGAAAAACAACCGCACCAATCAAGGCAGGCAATACGGCTTCATCGCACAAGAAGTGCAATCCGTGATGCCTGAGCTGGTGACGGAGTTTGAAACTGTTGACGGCGATGAAACTGTGACGCGCCTTGGCCTCGAAAAAGATGGCATCTACGCCGCACTGGTCAAAGCCATCCAAGAACAGCAGACCATGATCGCTGACCTTCAAGCCAAAGTTGCAGCCCTTGAGGCGTCGTAGTCCTACTCACTACTCATGACCCGCCCCTTCTCCGAACTCACCAAGGACTTCGACCCTGAGCGCCGGGAGCGCATCGAACAGCGCAAGGAAGAAATCCAAGATGACTTCGTGGAATCCCCGGAGTGTTTCGCCTTGGTTTACCCGAGCTGGCTTGAGTCAGACGCAGACGAGGACGAGTAAACCGGCCATTCCCAACAGGTTGCAATCCCATTAAACTCCGGCAGAACCAGCTCTCACCATGGCTAAAGCCGCCTCAACCCCTACCACCGTCTTCACTTGGAAGATTGCCAACCTTGAGCGGGAAACCGCCGATGGCTTCGTTTTTGTGGCTCACTACACGGTCAGCGCCGAAGACGGAGCCTATTCCTCTGGTGCGTACGGCTCAATCGGTTTTGAGCGCCCCGAAAACCTGATTCCGTTTGCCGATCTCCAAGAAGAGCAAATCGTGCAGTGGGTCAAGGAAGCCCTTGGCGAAGAAAAGGTTCAAGGCGTGTTGGCCGCCCTGCAGGGTCAGTTGGATGAGCAGCGGGCACCCACTAAGGCTGCTGGCGTTCCTTGGGCTAGCTGAGCACCGTAGTGTGCTAGGAATGGGTTGGATCAGCGGTGCGCCAACACCCTGACCCTTGATCGACCCACCGACTTGGACCGATGGAACCATCCTATCGCGTAGAAACCCCTGCGCCCGCCTGCGATTACACACTGTCAGAGGCTTGGCAGTTATTCGTAGACGAGCGCAGCGTTGCCCTTTGTCCCACCAGTCTGACCAGCGACTACAGGCAGGTCACGAAATGGCTTGGGCGGTGCCCCGTTCAGAATTTTAAGGAAGGCCGTAAGGTCTTGACTTGGCTGTTGCAGCAGCAACCCATGCCGTCAGCTCGCCGGGTCTGCATGTATACGCGCAGTCTGTACAGATGGGCTGCTGCCGAGGATGTGGCCTTGCTGCCGAAGAATCCGGTGGCGAATTTCCGAATGCCGAAAGCGCCGCAGCGTGACCACGAAATTGTGGTGATCCCGCGCAATGAAATTCCACTGGTGCTTGTTGCCTTGGAAAGCAAGCTGGCTTACAAGAAAGTCAACTGGTCATTGTTTGCCGAGTTCATGTTGCAAACGGCTATGCGAACGGGTGAAGTGCGGGCAATGAAGTGGAGCGACATTCAGGGAGATCGGGTGTTGGTGCATAGCAATTTCACTTTGACCCACGGCCACAAAGACAGCACCAAGACGAATAAAAAACGGTGGGTTCCACTGAATGCTCGGGCCAAGGAAATATTGGAGTCGTTGCCGCAGGATTCGGAATACGTGTTTCCGTGGAATCGCCTTGCGTTCCAGAGTTTTTTCGCCAAACGAATGCAGCAGTTACACGAGGCTGGTTTTATTCAGAAAAAATATCGGCCCTATGACTTGCGGCACGTAGCAATTAGCCGTTGGCTTGAGGCGGGCATTCCTGTTACGCAGGCTGCAACGTGGGCGGGCAACACGGCTCAGGTGATTTGGAAGCACTATGCGGCCAATACCACGGAATATGAAATGCCTGTGCTTTGAGGTTAAATTAACGGCAGTTCTGTTTAACCCCATTGGCCGTCAAATCCAAGATTGGCACCGCTCGCGTTCAACATGTGCCCGGCAAACCAAAGCGCACGCGCCAAGGGCAGGGACAGCACAGCCTGCCTAGCCACGGCAGAAAAAAGATGCGCGGGCAGGGCAAGGGCTAATGGACAAACAAACCCGAGATAACTGGCTGAAAATAAAACAAGCCCTAGAGGCGACTGGTAAAACAGACAACCACTATTACCGACGTGCGGTAGAAATTGTGCGCGGCAAGGCCGATCCCTTTGACAGGGAGGATTGGGAACGGACGCTAGGCTGATTAGAGGGTTGGCGCACGCCTTGCAATGGATGGGCACGAAGAGGGACACGTAAGCCCATCGGGCCCGAACGCATTTAGCCAAGCAGTACCGGCCTTGTTAGCCGCCGCCGTATTGGGTCTAGGCGGGTTATTTATCCAAGTAGCCAAGCTGGATCAATCGGTTAGCACTGTTGCCCAAGACATCCAAGAGCTGAAGAACGACTCAAAGGAGCGGTTGGCGGATCTTGAAGGTCGGGTTAGGCAAATTGAAATGACCATTGGCAGGGATAAATAAGGCCATAGACTTGGCCTAAAGGTCATTTCAACCATGGACCCCACGACTGCTGCCGTCATTGCCATTGCGATTGCCGCTGGCTCTGAAATTATTGCTCTGCTGCCCATCCGTGAAAATTCTTGGGTGCAACTGATCGTTAAAGTGCTCAAAATGGTTTTCCCAAAGCGCTGAATGCCGACACGGTATGGCTAACGCGATTTGGCCAAAAGAACTGGCGCGATCACCTGCGTAAGGCGGCGCAGGACCATAAGTTCAATGCCACGTTAAAACCTCGGCTAGATCGCGCCGTTGAGGATTGGCACAAGGCACAGCCGATAGAGCCATCGCCCGTTGCCATTCATCACGAAATTGACGATGTGCTGCAAACTGGTGAAAGCCGCCTATTGGGTGGCCCAATGAGTATTCATGCCCCTTGGAGCGATGAGCCAAAACAAAATTCGACTGATTGACCTGTTCCGGTATTACCAGCGCGGGTTGCCACATCAGATGGCGGCGATCAGTGAGCTTGAGGAGGCCATCAACAAGGCCAACCCAAATATTCTTAACCGTGATCAGGCTTGGTTTAAGGCTTGGAGCCAAGGTGGCAAACAGCCCGAGCACGACCTGCAACCCGCCATTGATCTGATTAAAAAGTGGGAAGGGCTGAGGCTAGAAAGTTATATCTGTCCGGCTGGTGTACCCACGATTGGGTATGGCCATACTGGCGCAAATGTCCAGATAGGCATGAAGATTACCGAGGCCGACGCCGAGGCGCTGTTGTTGTCCGATCTTGAAAAATTTGCCCGTGCCGTTGACACTCAGATTCGCGTACCGCTGACCAATAACCAGCGTTGTGCGTTGATCAGTTTTGCGTTCAATGTGGGCAACGGCGCGCTGATGGAGAGCACGCTGCGTAAACGACTAAACAATGGCGAAGACCCGCAAAAGGCGGCAATGGAAGAGCTGCCACGATGGAACAAAGGTGATGGGCGTGTTCTGGAGGGTTTGGTACGTCGCCGTCGTGATGAACTTGACCTGTTCCTTAATGGCGTCAAACCTGTTACTACGGATGTGATCTTTACACCCGACAAACCATTTAGTTTTGCTGTAACGCCAAACGTTAAATACGGTGAGCTGGCATTAAACGAAGAGGCACGTCGTTTTAATAAGCAATTTCAATGCGATACCGCCATGGTGCTTTGCCAGTTTCTTGAGCGGGCACGGAAGGCATTTGGCGACAAACCCATCGTTATCACAAGCGGCTATCGGCCTTCAAAAATCAACGCGCAGGTTGGC